GTGACACTAAGAGAACTTAACAATCAACTTAACAGACAAGTTGATCATGCTAACCAAAGTAGTGTAAGAGCAGGCGCTGGATACAAGTTTACTGCAAAAGTAGAATCACTTGACGGCGGCAATCCTACACCAGGTGTACTAGATACATTTGAACTTAGTGGTTGCTACATCACCAATATTCAATATGGTGACATGGCATATAGCGCAAGTGATCAAGTACAAGTTACTGTGCAACTTCAATACGACAATGCTGAAATTTATGATGCGGCAGGTAATGCTACACTTACTGGCGCAACAGTTGACAACACACTTAGTAACGCAACTGGTTAATAAATTATGGGATTAACTTCTACTACTGGCTTGTTTAATGCTGCGGCAGAGATTTACGGGGTCGATGACCCCGTAATGATCAAAAAACCTAGACAGAAATTTAATTTCTCTGTCTTTATGGAGATTGACTCTGCCGTACAATTAACAAACGCTCAACGTGGTAAAGGATTTGTTTTTGATAAAGTATCTGGTGTGTCATTACCAGACTATCAATATAATGTTACACGATTAAATCAATATAACCATCAACGTTTTGTTACAACAAGACAAGAAATAACACCAGCATCATTTTCGTTTTATGATACTGTTGATAATCACTGGCAAGACTTGCTAACTGATTACTCTAGTTACTATTACTCACAAGGTCTTAAAGAGACAACGTTTGCCACTAATGCCATAAATCCACAAGTAGATACACCAAGTGGGCTAAAAGCAATATCCGCAAACGGTAGATTTTTCTTTCCTAAAATTGTTATCGGCACAGTTGATACACCTACAAGTGGACGAACGATTACTATGACCAATTGTATGATTACTAATGTTGCTCATGACAGACTAGAGTATAGTGATGGTAATCCAATAATGTGGACTGTATCTATACAGCCTGAACATGTTGCGTTTGCCAATACATAAATACGTATATAATGGCATCTAAGTTTCAACAAGGACTATTTCAACCTACGAATTTATCTAGGTATATTGGCAAGCACTCGCCAAGGTATCGCAGCGGGTGGGAATTAAAGTTTATGAGATTTTGTGACACACATCCTAATGTTGTTGCTTGGGCAAGTGAAAGTCATCGCATACCTTATTATCATCCAGTTAAAAATAAACAAACACACTATGTTCCAGACTTCTTTATAGTATATGAAGATGTTAATAAAAAAAGACATGCGGAGTTTATTGAGATTAAGCCTGCGGGACAGATACTTGGAAATGCCAGAAGCCCACAACAAAAGGCAGCAGCTATTGTAAACGAAGCAAAATGGCAAGCTGCTAAATTATTTGCTGACCGTCAAGGAGTTGGGTTTAGAGTATTAACTGAGCATGAGTTGTTCAATAACCCAAAACAATCAAAGAAGAGAAAAAAATGAGTAAAAAAATTGAAGAAGTTTTTAACATGGGAAGTGGTGTAGAACCAGAAACTCCAGCACATACTACTAAAGATGAAACTGGTTTTGATTTAGATAAGCTACAGCAAACACTAGACACTGCTGATAAGATTGATCAAGCATTACCAGCAGTGCGTGACTTAGAAGCTCTTGATAAAGACATGGACGAGTATGCGCAACAAGCAATGGATGCGTTTAAAGATCTTATGGATCTTGGGCAAAACGTAGAAGACAGACATGCTGCTCCAGTGTTTGATAGCGCAAGTAAAATGATGACAAATGCCATTACAGCTAAAACAGCCAAAATGGATAAGAAAATGAAAATGATTGAAATGCAAATGCGTCAACGTAAACTTGATATGGAAGAACGAAAATTAGAACACCAAATTTCAAAAGCTAATGGTATTGCTGATGATGACTCTCCAATCGAAGGAGCGGCACAAGAATTTGATCGTGCTAGTTTAATAAATGACATAATGAATAAAGTCAAAGAATCAAAGAGTAGTGATAAATAACTGTAAGAAGGAACACGAATATGAAAAGTTTAAAGCAATATTTGGCAGAATCTGAGAAAACATACAGCTTCAGAGTGCGTACTGTAGCAGAAATGTCAGATGAACAACTAGATAAATTAGAGCAGCATCTTGCTAGATACAATGTAGAAAGTGTTAGTGCTCCTAAGACAAGTATTATTCAAAAGAGCCCTACTGGCTTTGGCAATATTGGACCAAGCGCAGTAACAACTATTGAAATCGTGCAACACTTACCATCCACTCCAATCGCAATGCAAGAAGAAATTGCTGTAGCTACTGGCGTGCCTCTTGGCGCTATTAGAGTGTACAACGAAGGTGATGTGACGGATATAGAAGAAGAATTAGAAGACACTGCTGAACCAACTGGCAACAGTCGGTTAGCGGATGCAGATTATAGTGAAGCTGAAAAAGTAGATCATAAACAACATTACGGAAATGAATTTGTTTCTAACTTTGTTAAGAACTTACCTAAATCAGACCTACATAAAGAATATAAGGTATAAAAAAATGGATTTAAATGATTTAATCAAATTAGCTGGCATCTCGGCACAGCAAGTACAGCCAGAAGCAGAAACATGTAGCCATTGTGGTTGTGATATGGAACACCCAACAGAGGGATGTGGATGCGATTCACATGAAGACGAACATGGACATAACGAACCAATGGATATGGCAAAGTTAATTGCCATTATGTCACCAAACGAAGTTGAGGAAACAGCTAGTGGTGCTGGATTTGACACTGCTGATACTGGACCTGATCAAGAAATGCTAGATCTTGACATGGGCAGAGACGGTGATGTAGATACAAGTTTACGCCGTTACTTAAAAGCAAAAGGCGATCATGTTACTGTTGACGAAAACGTATACACAGATTACTCAGTCGAAGATGTATCAGAAGCATACACTGCGTTTAAAGAAGCAAAAGCAAAACCAGACTTTTTAGATGTTGACAAAGATGGTGATAAAGAAGAGCCAATGAAAAAGGCACTTAAAGATAAAAAAGTTGATGAAGCAAAAGCAAAACCAGACTTTTTAGATGTTGACAAAGATGGTGATAAAGAAGAGCCAATGAAAAAGGCACTTAAAGATAAAGAGGCTGTTAAAGAAAGTGCAGACCTTAGTTACCTCAAAACGTTAGCAGGGATTTAACAATGGCACATTCAAAAATAGATAACACATTTAACGGAGCACAAGATCAACTCACAGCATTAAGTAGCGTATTTCGTGAAGATGGAAAATTAGCGGCAGAATGCAGTGACGATTGTGATTTAAGTCAAGTGAGATCTGCTTTTGAAAGTCTAATAAGCGCAATGCGTGAAGCACACACAGAAGCAACCATGGATGAATCAGTACAAACCGAAGGCACAAAAGGGTGTGCTGACTGTGAATACATGAAAGCCGAAACCGACGGTGAAGTTGATACTTGTGATGAATGTGCAGCTGAGAAGCGTGAAGCACAAGTAGCAGAAGCACCCGACTATAACCCAGCAGCCGGCGAGTATGCTAGTAACCGTGAATACGGTATGTTTACTGACCAAGGCAATGCTGAAGTAGCAGAGATTGTAGATGACATTGAGCGTAATTATGAAGCTGGTGAATTTGATAGTCCTGAAGCGGCTGTTGACTCAGCAATGAATGACTTGGAAAACTTGTCAAACGACAATAAAAGTTTTGAAGAAGCAGGTGATACTGATGTTAGAAATCAAGTAACACACGAAATATTATCACGCCTCCGTGATACTGGGTTTGACGAGAGTTTAAATCATATGAAAAAATTAGCAGGATTACAACAATGAAAATGAAAAGTTTTACAGATTACCTTAATGAAGGCGACCAGAGTGATGATGAAATTGAAGCTACTCTTAAACGAGCACTTAAAATAGCTAGCGAACCAGAGCGTGGCGAAGAGCGTAAAAAAGTATCAGTTAAAAAAGCACCCTGGGACGAATCAGTTACTGAAGCTGGTGGTCATTACACAAAGCCAGTATACGACATGATTGAAGAACATGGCATTGAAAAAGTAATGCATGAACTACTAACTGCTTTAGACGCAGATGTTATTCAAGATGCAATGTCAAGAATGGGCGAAGCCTTAGGCGAAGGCTTAGGCGAAGAAGCTGCTGATGCTGGAAAAGTAGGACACATGGAAATGTTTTTTACAGACCGTGATGGTGGTGAAACAAGCATGGAAGTAGAAGTTACACTAGCCAATGGTAAACTAGAAGTCACTCGTGGATTACCAGGACCAGAAGATGACATGTATTGGGATGACGCAGACATTGACGAGCAACTACGTGACGCAATGGCAGACCCAAGTGTTATTAGTTGGATGAACGAAGCAACTGCTGAACCAACACAAGAATTATCATACCTCAAGAAACTTGCAGGTATTTAAAAGAACACTATACTACCTTAATTACAGGCTTAAGGTTTACATAGGGGAGGCCGCACTTATTAAAAGTGTGGTCTCTTTTTTAGATAAGTACATATATGTCAGTAGATACAAAACTAACCAAAACCCCGTACACAAAAGAAAAATACACAACGCATGAGTTACAAGAACTCGCTAAATGTGCTATGGATCCACAGTACTTTATAACTCAATATGTTTGGATTCAACACCCTACCAAGGGTAGACTTAAATTTGAGTTGTTTGATTACCAAAGAGAGTTATTGGATTCATATCATAACCATAGATACAGTATTGCTCTTATTAGTAGACAGATGGGTAAATCAACTGCGGCGGGCGCATACTTGCTGTGGTATAGTATGTTTATTCCAGACCAAACTATTCTAATTGCGGCGCACAAGTATAGTGGCGCACAAGAGATTATGCAGCGTATACGTTTTGCTTACGAACTTTTACCAAACTTTATACGTGCTGGTGTTACAGCATATAATAAAGGATCACTGGAGTTTGACAATGGTAGCCGTATTATTGCTCAAGCAACTACAGACAATACTGGACGTGGTTTAAGTATATCGTTAGCATACTTAGACGAGTTTGCATTTGTGAGACCTACTATTGCTCGTGAATTCTGGACAGCATTATCACCAACACTTAGTACAGGTGGTAAATGTATCATTACAAGCACACCAAACCAAGACGATGACCAATTTGCTCGTATTTGGCGAGAAGCACTAAAGACAACTGACTCATATGGTAATGAAAAAGAAACTGGCAAAAATGGATTTAAAGCATACAGTGCTGATTGGAAACATCACCCAGACCGTGACCAAGAATGGGCAAATGAAGAAACAGGCAAAATTGGTGAAGAGCGATTCCGTCGTGAACACCTAAACGAATTCATTGCCTTTGATGAAACACTCATTGATAGTGTAAAGTTGTCGTTGATGGAAACCAAAGACGTATACAAGAAAACTGGGCAAGTACGTTGGTATAGACCATTCCAAAATGGAAAAACTTATATTGCTGGATTGGATCCAAGTTTGGGTACGGGTGGCGACAACAGCGCAATACAAATATACGAGCTTCCTGGTATGCGACAAGTAGGAGAGTGGATGCACAATAAAACTCCTGTGCAAGAGCAAATAAGAATATTACGTGGAATGCTTGTTGAAATACAATCAGGAGCACCTGAAGCTGAAATATATTGGAGTGTAGAAAATAATACACTGGGAGAAGCAGCACTAGTTGTTATTAATGAGATGGGTGAAGAAAACTTACCTGGCACATTTATATCTGAACCTAGGCGAGCTGGATCAAGCAGAAGCTATAGAAAAGGGTTTACTACTACAAATAAAAGTAAGTTAGCAGCGTGTAGTAAATTTAAAAACTGGATTGAAACTGACAAGATGGAAATTGCCAGCAGCACACTACTACGTGAAACAAAAACATTCATTGCTCGTGGTGCTAGTTATAGCGCAAAAGAAGGCGAAACAGATGACTTAGTAATGTCAGCATTGCTGGTTGTTAGAGTCGCACAACAGGTAGCACAGTATGATGAAGTTACATATAACGAGCTTAAAGATAGCTTTAGTGATGAAGAAGATTTAGCACCCATGCCATTCTCCTTTCTGATGTGAATTCATTTTTAGTATAAATACATTATAATAGAAAGAGTTTTTAATAATGTTAAGTTCAGAAACAATTGCCGAAAAGATATTTAAGATACTCAAAGGCAATGGACACAGTTTAAAATTATTTACGGACGAGGGTTCCGACACTGTCGATCCGTCAAAAGCCCGCCGTTTTTATATGACTGATACTGGTACTATGGTTAACCTGGATGAAACAGATAACACTCGTGCAATTAAAGTGAGTTTAGGCGTTGGTACAGATCATAAACTTCTTAAAGATACACTATACCAAATTAAGAATTTAGCAAACAGTAGTATTATTGAGTACACACTTAAAAATTACACAAAGAACATTGAACCAAAAGACTTTGACTACCAAGCCCAAAAGGTAAGAGATATGAATCAAGATACAGTAAATGAAGGCATCGGTGCCGCATACGGTAGTAGCAAAAGCAGCTACCAGAAACTAGAAAACGCAAGACTTGTTATCAAGCATAGTAAGTCAGTTAACGAAGAACAACGTGGATCACGTAGTAGAAATATTAGTGCTATCTACATTGAGAATTCAGAAGGCGAACGTTATAAGTTTCCAAGTAATAACTTAGCAGGCGGTAGAGCTATGCTACGTCACGTACAAGCAGGCGGAACACCACATGATGACTTTGGCAGTCATATCGCAGAACAATGTTCGGAATTAAAGAAACTTAAAGAGTTTAAACGTTATAGTGAAAAGAATGGACTTGTTAACGAAGACACCGCAGATATTGTCGAAGCTGTAGCAGCCCGTATTAACAGTATCCGTGAAACGCTAACCAAAATGAAGGGCGCTAGAACTTATACTTCTATGCTCGAGCAATTTGAAGGCAAAGACGAACAGCTAGACGAAGATGGACTAGACGATATTAAATCACAATTCACAGTCCACCACTTCGACGAAAATGTAGAAGGTGCGCTACCTTATGTTCAGTCACTTGTAAGAGAAATGCAAGCTGTACGTGAACATAATACAAAAGTATCAGAAGCAATCAACAATCTTGTAAGCATTGTTGAAAACAGTGGTAAAACTGTTTGGATGAAAGAAGGCACTAACATTATCAGTGATCCAGAAAATCCAATGAAC